AGAGCCATTGAAGTCATTTCGTTGGACTTCAACTGTACACCATAAGAGTAAAGCAATAGGACATGATTGCCCCTCTAGGTTTCAAGACAATAAATGTAATGATTGTCGTGCCTGTTGGGATAAGCGTGTTACTAATGTTAGTTACCATAAACATTAAAGGAGATAAAATGCAATTAAGATATGTATTAAGAATTAATTATGCAATGCATAAAGATGGGGATAGAGCATATCCTTATGATTTAACAGAAGAGGCATTGGAAGGTATTACACATTATTCTGAAAATGCAGGAAAGGATATACCTATTTTAGATATGGACATACTTCATGTTGTTAGAACTTTGATGAAGAAAGAGCATAGTACTCTTTCGTCAAAAAGTAAATCAGCGTTATCAAAAGTTAAAGGACTTCTTGATGAGCTTGACTTAGGTACTACATAATGATATAAGGTTTATATACTTGGTTGCCGACAATGAAAAGTCTTATAAGTTTATTGAACGATTTACTTGAGACAGATACAGGCTAACGGCTATAAAAATATACCTGTCCCAATGAATTAACATTGTGGGTATAAAATATGCCAAGTATATAAAATGAGGTAGCAATAAGTAATGGTGGGTGTAATTCCTACCAACCTCAAAATTTAGTTTCTTCAATACTAGTGCTAAATATATATTGCAAGTGAAGAAACTAAAAAAAGTATTACAAGAAATAGCGAAAGCAGTCTGCAAAAAAACAGGTGCTATTGAGTAATACAAAATGGCTTGGGTAGTGCCAACTTATCTTGGGAGTTAACCGAGAAAAACAAACTACCCGACTAAACTAACTAACGAGGTAAATATGACTAAACTAACTTTTATTTTTAATGACCAAACTTTTGTTACAACTGACAAAGACGCAATTAAAAAAGGTTATGGGTCTGGTATGGAACAAGCTAACTACCACTTTTCCTTACCGCAAGGGGCGTGGTTTGGTCATAACGATACTGAAACAATACCAGAAAATACTTGGAAATGGGTTGAGGGAAATTTCTGGGATTAAAATAACGAGAGGTAAATATGATGAGTAAAGTAAAAGAGTGGGCTACTGATTTAGCAGAAGTTTATTTAGATGAGTTAGCTAATGACATTGACACTAAAAAAATTACATTACAAGAAGGTATTGACCAAGCTGTTCAATCAAATGTAAACTTTGGATTGCTTGGTTTTAGTAACGAGCATAAAGATATTTTGATAGATGAGCTAACAGAATATTTTGAAAGCGAACAGGGAAGGTAACATGGAAATAAGAAAACTATTAGATGTACAAGCTACCATTGAGGGTAGAAGAGTACCTATTGATATGGATGACGGGGATTTAAATAAGCATTACTCCGAAAGTAAAGGCGAGTATATAAATATATTAGACATGGATTTAATACATTTAGTAAGAGCATATTCAAAATCTCTTGACGGAAATACTATTAACGACAAAGAAATAATGCGAGAAAAACTTGACACAATATTAAAAGAAGTGTATAAAGCTAGGGAGGTATTAGATGATTGAACCAGATATAAAAGCTTATAGAGAAGATGTGGGCGAGTATTATAACCATCATTTTTCAGAAGAAGAATTAGATGTTATAACTGAAATCATTAGAGGTAATGTTCCAGTAGAAGCTATGCGTGAAGACTTGGAAAAATTCTTTGATGACCCAGACATACCGCTAGTTTCTTTCTTTGATGTATCTACTGATGAAGGTATGTTAGATAGACTAGAGTATGACTTTGGATATGTAGGAGGGGTTGGTACACGAAGTGTGTATCAACCTAACTAGATGAAACTAGAAGCTAAGTTAATGATTTGTAAAGATAAATTAGGTAGCAAAGCTTTACGAGACCCAAGAACTTTACGAGAATTAAAAGTTAGAAATGATTGGGAAAGAGTTAGAAGAATATTAATTAGGAGGTATAAAAGATATGACTAACATAAAATATTGTGCGTGTACTGTTTCAGTTAGAGACGGGAAAACATATTGGAATGAACCAAAAGATACTTATCAAGATGTGTTATTACATTTGTATAAATATGTTCGTAGAAGATGTCATGTAATTGTTTATACATTGAAAGGGAATGAAGACTTAATGTTCTTTAAACACATATCAAACTTTAACGAAAAAGAGGAGAAAATTATAGATGCTTGACGCAACAAAATATATGAATAGATTACGGCTAATTGTATTAGGTGTAGATGAATTAGTTTACATGAATAAAAGTGAACAGTTAGATTATCTTTTAAATAGAGTTAAAGATGTTGTAAAAGATTATGACAAAGACTTTGACAATGCTATGGAAGAAATGGAAACTAAAGAAATGTTTAACATGAAGAGAGGAGACCCATATGCCGAAGGAACAGGTTAAAAAGAAACCAAGAAACTATTGGATAACAAGTGGTTACGAAGGCGTAGAAATACTTGTGCCAATGGATGACCAAGACAGTTATGCTGTGCTTGATGAAGACGCAGACGAAGTGCTGCATGGAGAGAGTGACGAAGAAATAACAAACAGATTATGGAGGGATGAATGGAAGAAGTAGATAATCTTATTGTTCATGTTCCAACCAAATTAAAATATTGGGAGGATGAAATGGTTGAAGCAGATTTTCTTGGAAAAGAAGAAAGGTATCATCATGCTACACATATGTATCTGATGTATAAAAATTTAAATGATAAAGGAATAGAATATGAGCCAAAGTTTTAAAAAATATACTAAGAAAGATTTTTTAGATTATGCCACCGGATTTGATTACACATTTGATTTAGAACAAAATAAAATAACAAATAAAAATGGAAACATTTTATCTGATGATGATTATAAAAAACAAATGAAATATTGGAAGCTAAAAGATTTTCAAGAGTGGTTTGGATTTATTTACAAGGAGGTAATGTGAAAGGTAATAAAAAGTTTGACATTGATTTAAAGTATGGACAGATACGAGAAGACAAAGTTAAAGATATGTTTTCTAACGCACAGATAGAAGTTAAATCTGAAAGGAGTTGGTGGAAGAAAACAGGAAACATAGCAATAGAGTATGAGTATAGAGGGAAACCAAGTGGTATCTATGCAACGACTAGTGACTTCTGGTTTCACAGATTAGAAGGTAACAAAGAAGAATTTTGTACACTTGTTTTTAGAACATCCATTCTTAAAAAGATTGTGGATAAGTACAAGGATAAGTTAACAAAAGATGTTGGCGATAATAAGGCAAGTAAGTGTGTGCTTATTCCTATCAAAGAAATATTTACTGAGGAGTTTTACAGTTATGTTTAGTGAGATAGAAGAAATAAAAGATACACTTAATTATGTTGATGATAATTGGAACGATGAAAAATTTTCTGACATATGGCAAGAAGCAAATACTTTAGTAAAAGAAAGATTAACTAATACTGATTATCAATTTCTTGACATCAAAAGAAAAATGAACATACTCCATATCTTGTGTGTAGTAACACACATTAACAATACATATAGTATGTCAATAAATATTAATAAGTTTTTAGAAAATGTTGCTAAATTAAATTTTGTAGCTGCGGCAAATGGTATCAAACTACAAATAAATAACAGTAATAAAACACATTTAGCAAATCATATGTCAAGAATGATAAAAAATATTTAAAAAAGTTCTTGACTTTGAAATCATTATATGATATAATATAGTTTTTATATACTAAATAACTATGTTAAAGTATTTTAATTATTATTATTATAATATTAATATAATAATTAATAAAGATTTCGGACAGGTGTTTTGCAAGGCACTTGTTTCTACTGGCTGAACAACAATAAGCTAGTTGTAAGGCAAACTTTTGGATGAGTATGGACAAATGTCTGAGGGGTCTAGGGGTTGTACTTAGTAGCGTTATCTATAAGGTGGATAGCTCGTGGAAGGTTGCAGGTAAATCCATAAGTCCTGCGTAGAAGACCGAAACATTTTTATCTTGACAATAAATGATTGTTATGATATAATATCTTCAATAATAAAAAAAGGAGGGCAATATGCCAACAGTTGAAGGAAAAGCGTATTGGGCTAGTATTACTAGACCGAATACAACATTCGAACCTGTGTATCAAATCGACTTAGCTATCAGCGATGAGTCTGCTGAAAGTTTTAAGAAGGAAGGTATCACAGTTAAACAAGACGATAGAGGTAATATCGTTAAGTTTAAAAGAAAAGTCAGTCGTGCTGACGGGAATAAAAATCCTGCACCAAGACTGGTTGACTCTGCCAAAAATTCTATCGACACTTTGATAGGTAATGGCTCTACTGTTAAGGTTATGTACAAACCTTTTGAGTGGAAGTTTGCCGGTAAGTCCGGTAAGAGTCTTGACTTACAAGCTGTACAAGTCATTGACCTAGTGCCTTATGGCGAGGACTTTGATGTAGCTAGTGGTTATGTTGCAGAGAATGGCAACGAAGAATTTTAACTAATCAATAAATGAAACAGGGGGCGAATATGGATAACAATGACAATGGTTTTGTCGAGTATCATGTTCCCTGTTCAAGCTGTGGAAGTAGTGACGCAAGAAGTATTAATGCCAATGGCAGTAGTTATTGTTTCTCTTGTCAGAGCTACTTCCCTGCGGAAAACGGGGATTATATAAACAAAAACGAAAGGGGCGAGAATATGCAAGTTGCAGAAAGACAAGCAGATATAACTAACATTTCAGATAAGGTTAATGAGTTATATCAAAATGCAAATGCAAGTTTCATGTCTATCAAAGACAGAGGTATATCCGAAGAGACTTGTAAGAAGTATGGTGTTAAAGCATCCATGAACAATGGTATGATTGGCACACATATCTATCCTTACCATGATGAGACTGGTAGTTTGATAGGTATGAAGACTAGATATGTAAAGAATAAACAGTTTTCTATTGTTGGTTCAACATCTAATTCTGGATTGTTCGGACAACAATTATTTAATGGGGGGAAATATGTGACCATTACCGAGGGAGAAGTAGACGCACTTAGTGTTTACCAAATGTTAGGTTCTAAATATCCTGTGGTTTCCATTAAGAATGGCGTCTCTTCTGCCTTAAAAGATATCAAGAAGAGTTACGATTGGCTTGATAAGTTTGAGTCTATTGTACTTAACTTTGATAATGATGAGGTTGGTAGAGAAGCTTCAAAGAAAGTTGCTGAGTTATTTCAACCCGGCAAAGTAAAGATAGTCAAGTTACCAGAGTCATACAAAGACGCTAACGATATGGCAGTTAGAAGAAAGTATGAAGAGTATACTAAGTGTTGGTGGAACGCACCAGTTCATGCACCAGACGGGATTATCAAAGGCACACAATTACTTGATGAGGTTCTTAAACCTATTGTCAAATCTAGTATTAACTATGGTTGGAAAGGTTTAGATGAGCTTACTTATGGTATTCGTAGCGGTGAGTTAGTTACTATTACTGCGGGTACAGGATTAGGTAAGACTTCTGTAATCAAGGAATTAGTTTATCATATATTCAAAAGTACCGAGAGTAACATCGGTATGATTATGCTTGAGGAAAGTCCTAAGATAACTGCATTAGATATCATGGGTACTGAAGCTAATCTTCCATTACGAAGACCCGATGTAAATTTATCTGACGAAGATAAAACAAACTACTTCAACAAGACAGTTGGTACAGGTAGATTTTATTTCTATAATCACTTCGGTTCAAATTCAGTAGACAATATAGTTTCAAGAGTTAGATACATGGCAAAAGCTTTGGACTGTAAGTTCATTGTACTTGACCACATTAGTATGATTGTATCTTCTCAAGAGTTTGGCGAAGAAAGAAAAGCACTTGATGAGATTATGACAAAGCTTCGTACACTTGTACAAGAAACAGATGTAGCTTTGATTTGTGTATCACATCTAAAGAGACCCGATGGTAAAGGACATGAGGAGGGTGCAGTCACTTCACTAGCACAGCTTAGAGGTTCTGGTTCTATTGCTCAAC